AAAAGTCTCCAATGTCGTTCATAAGATTTTTCAATCTTTTATTAATAAAATAATTTAGTAGTTTTGACCGTTCACCTTTTGGTGGTTTTCTATAGTCTTCTAGAATCCGTTCCTTCAAGTCACTTGGGATATACTCCAAATCAATTAGTGTTCTGTTCCGTTGATAGTTACGAAGCATATCCTCAGTACAAAAATCTTCTGGAGCAAGGTCAATCCAAACTGCAAGTTTCTTTTTAGTCAAAGGTTTCTGTCGCAACTCATTTACAAAGGTATCATCAGATGATAAGAAGTTTGGTACTCCATCACTTCTGTCACCTTTTAGAACGTGTTCCCTAATATATATGTCTGGATTAATGTCCTTAACAAACTTCTTCAACACAGGCGAATATTGTTTCACAAAGTTGTGTTTTTGCAACTGAATGAAGTCCTTATCACCAGACAAGATAAGCACCTTCTCAAATTCTGTAGGTGTTACGGCAATGTGCTGTACGACTGCAGCAATGCAATCATCTGCCTCTGCACCCTCTACTTCTAGAACTTTATATGGAAAGTGTGTTTTAATTTCATCTCTAATGTTATTTAGAGTTTCAAAGATTGTATTCCAATCAAGTCCAGAGTTTGCCCTGTCCTTCTTACGATTGGATTTGTAGTTGGGGAAGTAGTCTCTTCTCCAATACTTCTTGCTGTCATAACAAAGTACTAACTCACCATATTCACCTTGAAATCTAGAACGGTACATCCGAATAGAATTCAATACCATATGACGAACTAAATCTTCATCAACCTCGTTCTGTTGCTTAGAGCCTATCTGCATCATCAGATTACTGATAGTCACTTGGTTCATATCAACCAATATCATATTATTTCACCTTATATTTCATATTATTATATATTAGTCTATAATTGCCCAAATGTCAAGAGATTTTAGCAATCTTTATCTAAATCCTCATCATCCATACCAACAAACTCTGCGAGCGAGTCAATATCAAAGGTAGTATATAAACCATCCTCATCATCTTCATCAGTAGTTACAAACATTCCAATAAGGTGTTGCATGGGATGTCCCATACCTAAACCTCTATAGATTATCGATTTTACTAATTCGATTGTAAACCCAATATCACGAATGAACTCAGCGTCTTTGGTATCAATACCATTCTCGCCAAGATTGTGAATGAGATTTACTACCAGACCTTCAGTCAGATGTTCAGCAAACTTCAAGTCATCGTGCATAACTAATGCTTTATTATCAATTTTGATATTTGCATCTGGGGCACTTCTCAAAGGAAATTGCACCACATTACTCTTTGGGCCATTATCATTCATTTTCCATTTCCTTTGTCCAAGTTTCTTGGATGTCTGGATACCAAACACCAACACTTCTTTTTGGTGTACCGTCTGGGTGATATGCCATGACTAAACAAACTGTCTTACATTTATTCTGTCCATGTTCACCCCAAAATAAGTCTGTATAGATTCCAGACCGTAAGTAGGTTTCTAGGTTACGAATGTAACCAGAGATACTAGCGACTTGTGCCTCTGCACCTTTTACCTTACGGCGTAAATCACTTCTTGCAACAGACAGTAATTCTTTTTGTGTCTTAATCCACTTCTTCACATTGATGTGACTCCATGCATCTTCATCGCCTCGGGCGAGAACATCTGGGTGGATTGATTTATATTCTGGGGGATTTGCAGCGAGACGTTTTTCTCGTGCAATCGCAAGTCGTTCCCCTGCTGCTTTCTTCTGTTCAGCAGACATTGGTTTACGAGTTTTACGTTTCTTTGGTAGGGTCTTATCACTCTCAATATTAACGGCACGTGCCATTTTGTCACCTCTTTAATAACCTAGTTCATCCATTCGCTTCTGCATATTTCTTTTGTACCTACGAGTTGCAGCAGCTTTCTCTTTACGTCTTTTTGTACCACGAGACTCATAGTAAGTTCTTTCTCGTAGTTCTTGAAAAAATCCATCTCTCATAAGACGTTTCTTCAATACTCTCATTGCACCATTCACATCGCCGTTGCGAACCATTACCGTGGTGCCACTTAATGGTTTTTCACTTTTTTTCTTGTACTTCATTATATCCTTCTGTCAAAGTTAAGTTTGGCCTGCCCTGCAAGACTCGAACTTGCGACCCACAGCTTAGAAGGCTGTTGCTCTAATCCAACTGAGCTAAGGGCAGAATAACTCAACTGGCGTCCATCTCTTTTGCCATCTGTTCGATGTTCATCGGAGGCAGACTTTTATCAAACTCTTCCAATCCATTTAAGAAAGAGTTGATATCTTCTAGTGGCACTTGTTCTAATGCTTTTACATCTGCCACTGTTATTATATAGGACTCTACCGAAATCGGTATTTCTTCATAGGTAGAGTATTTATACACATTACTCATAATAACCTCTTACTTTTGGAAACGTACAGAATACTGTCGCCCATTGTGCATGAATGTTGCAATACTGTGTGAGTAGACCTCTACACGAGTTTCGTTGTATCGTGTTTCAATACTACAAACTTGTCGAGAACCACCAGTGGCAGTTGAATTGTTGTGACCAATAACTCCACCAAGTATTGCACCAATATTACGATTGTTCTTACGGTCTTTACCATTACCAATCTGGTGTCCAATAATACCACCAATGATAGCACCACCTAGTGTATCACCAGTTTTGTCACCACTGTAATGTTGTTGACCACAGACTTCTACTTGATAAGGCATCTGTTGAATAACAGTCTTATTTACATCTTGCACAGTTGCAGCAAACGCTGATGTTGATGCAAGTACCATACCTAATGTCATAATAGTTTTTTTCATAGTATTACTCCTTAATTTCCATAACGAATTTTCCAGTTCCAAAGAGTTCGTATCCCTCTTTGCACTCTGTGATTTTTACGTTGGCCTCCAACGCAGCACACATTTCTTTGGCCGCCTCTATTGCGGCACCGATGTTTTTGTAAATCATAATTAATCTCTCACTTTCAAGTATATAGTATCACAGTTAGATAGTTTTGTCAATAGGTAAAATCTCTTTTTCACCAGTTTTTTCACATTTTTTTACTTTAATCATGTTGTTCTTTTCAAGCATATTAAAGGTGTGTTCTACAATGTCTTCAACTTTTTCCTGCTTACCAAGGTATTTACCAAAGTAAAAGAATATAGCAAGAAATGAAGTGGCAAGGAATGCCTGTTCAAAGGGTGTCATCTATCGCTCCAATATAACGTAATCGCCAAAGTATTTATCGAATACAGAGACAAGGTTTTCATAATCGCCAGTAGTCATCTCATCAACGATTTCCTTACCATTGAACCCCAACTGTTTAGCAAGGTTTGTGGCATTCGCCATCAAAGAAAATGCATTCCCTTCTGGGCCTGTTAAGTCGATGATGTTTTCACGAATTTGTTTTTCTCTAATCATTATGCAGCCTCCTGCTGTATCCATCGTTGAAGGGTAGGAACATCAATTCCCAGCGAATCAGCAAGTTTTAATTCTTCCTCAATCGTTTCCTTTTCCATTTGTTTTTCCCATTCTTCTTCTCGTTTCATTGTGTCACAAGCATCTTCGATTTCAGCATCTAACTCTTCATCTGTCATAGATGCAAAATCCATAGAACGAGCATAACTCTTACTGTATGCATCAGCAACACAGTAATAAGCAGACTCCTCAAGTTCAATCCGATTGAACTCAGCAAGAGTACCAGAGGGAACTCTGTCGTTCCAATACTCTGTATTTTCTGGTTCAACCATAGAACCCATCCAACAACCGTCCTTTTTAGAAAATTCTTCTGCCTCTTTTCTTTGGGCATTGATATAATCAACTAATTTCTGTTCCATAATATTTCCTCTCTTTTCTGACTCTACATAGCATATTCTATACTATGTCAATAGATTTGTCAAGTGTTTTTTACTCAACTCTGTCGTGAATTGCAAGCGCACCGTAGAATGGTGTACCCATCATTTCTTCAACTGCATCACTGAACCTTGAATCAGATGTCGCACCATAGTGTCCACCCATCATAGTCCAATTCTGTTTTTCAATCTCAACAGTAGGAACAATATGAACGATTGTTCTACCCATAATATTCCTTGAAACCAACATTGCAGCAGGATAATCATCACTAGGATTAAACGGCCCATCTATGTTTTCAATACAAAGACCTTTAATATCACCAGAGGTAACTCCACCGTTTGTACAGTCGTACTTACCATTTTTTAACACATCAATATGTAGTCCCATTATTTCCACTCCAATCCAAAATTTTCAATCATAATATCACGAACACGTTCTCTGTCCACACTGTCTGCGGCAAAGTTTTCAATACCAAACTTTTCCCAACATTCTTTCGTTGCGGCAAGAATCATCTCTGGTGTAGCACCAATAGGATAAATCGCATCAGGCACATTACCGTAGAAACTCTCTACATATGCAAGGAAGTCAGTCACTTCACCCACAATTTTTTCAACATTTTTATTCATAATAAATCCTCTCTTTTCACTCTATACTTACAGTATACTTGTTTTCACAACAAATGTCAAGTCTTTTTTTTAATTAAATGCAATTAAAGTTAATAAAAGACTATTCAAGGCAAATCCAATCGCATTAGATACAATGTACAAAGTATCTTTAGCATATATTGCCCTTACTAGGAACAAGAACAATCCAAACCATACTAATAGTATGAAGTTCAATGGTGGTAAGTTAGTTGACCATCCCATTAGAACAGAGATTGATGTCGGAGCAGTTGCTCCGTGGATGAGAATCATTCCCAACCATCCACAAGTTTCTGGTATATTCAAATTTTTAATCATAATAATAAATTCCTTTCTTTATCTTATATGGCTATTATACTTGTTTTTATAACAAATGTCAAGTACTATTTTCAATTATCCGTAATTAATTTCGGCAATGTCTATGCATTTGTCATAAAGGTCTTCATAGAACAAATCAGCGTTCTCTTCTTGAAGTTGTACCAACTGAGTATCATTCAGTTCTTTACCATTACAGACAAACTTTGCAGATTCGATATAAGCATCACAGAAGTCTGGATAGTCTTTCATATCAAGACCATCGACTTCTACATCTGTAACTTCTAAATTATTTAATTTGTATTTCATATTATTTCCTTTCATTAACTAATATTCCATTTCACTTCTAGTTTACCTTTTTTCAGGCACTCGGCAAGATATTCAAGATAGGCAACACCACTTCTCTTTTCATCAGAAGCACCTTCAGTTAAATTGATAACTGCATTTTCCAGATTTTCAATCATTGACTTCTCGGCCTCACCGAAATTCATAACAAACTGACCTTCGTTGTTTTCAACAAACATCTTCTTCTCTTTCCAATCCTGATAAAAATAACCCATTATGCATTCTCCATTTTCTTTGCAAGTTCTTCACATTCTTTTTCAGTAGCAACACCAACAAGGGTTGCAAGTTTTTCTAGTGTCTCTTGACCAGAAGATGACATTCTGTCAAACTCCCAATATAAGTCAGCAACACATTTCGCAATTTTTAATTTATCCATTCTAATACGCCTTTGTCATTTCCATTAATTTGAAACCCTCTTCTGCAAGTATCTTTGCATCACCATAGTGGGCGAACCCTTCTTCATCTGCAAAGTCCATACTACTTGTGTAGTAGATGGTATCAAAGTCAATATCAATATTGTGAGTATCCATCACATATTTGAAAGTCTTTGCAGTCTTGATGTTTCCAGCAATCAAATTTCCAACACCCTTGTAAATCTCAAGTCCACCGTTGTTCGCACTGATAAAAATTGTTTCTTGATTTGTCATTTGAAGTCCTCTCTTTCAACTCATCTTACTTATACAGTATACTTGTTATTACAACAAATGTCAAGAGAAAAATGCATTTTTGCTAAAAAAAAGTCCCTGTAAAAACAAGGACTTAGAAAAAAAGTTTATTTTTATTTTGTTTCTACAACCAAATGCCTCTTCGTTGTAGTCGTTTTTGTCGTTGTTCTAGGTCAACCATGTCTTCTGATTCGCTTAGATACTTTTCTATTTGGGACATCTGACTTCTTGTCCACCACAGTTTGAACATCTTAATCATTTTTTTTCAATTCTTTCAAGTGTAACATCAATGCTTTTGCTTCCTTATGATATCCTTGTGCAGCAAGTTGTGATGCTGCTTTTGCAGTACCCACTACTTCAAATGTGTGAATCATGTTAGTGAA